GTACCAATACCAACTTCCCAGTTAGCGCCGCCTAAATCAGCAATGGCGTAATAAGTCGTATTGCCACTAGTTAAAGCAGTATTAAACGACTGATACCCAAGCGAAGCACCAAGAAGAGTGACTGTCCCCGTGCCGGGTGCACTGGCAGTTTCTAGTACTCTGTCTTTTAACTGGAGAGGCATTTAACCCCCTTAGCCAGCAGCGCTGAGTGTATACGTTACGTTGATTGTGTCACCAGAAGTTACAGTCTTAGAACCAGCCGTAAATGCACCGATACTAAATAAAGTGCCTGTGGTGTTATCAATCGCTGTAGATCCACCCACGTTAATGAACGCACCGTAAACCGTGCCAGAACCAGTCATGCTAAACACCACCGCAGCAGATGTAGCTAATACGGATGGGTTTGCTGTTGTAGCCGCTGAGAAACTTGGAGTCTTGCGTGTGCCTGAGTATGTAGGAGCGTTTGCACCACCAACTTCAAACCAACCAGCGTGGCTAGCTTGAGTATCACCATAAGCAGGGGTAAACGTACCAGAACCGTTAGCACCACCTAATCCCATAACAATAGCGCCACCGCCTGTGTTGCCAAAGTAAGAGTCCATTAAGTTTTTACGACCTACGTTGGTAGTAAGGTTTTCAATAGTGTCAGACCACTTTTTATTGCCATCTGCGTCAAAGCAAGTAGCAACGTATACACCTTCTAAGCCTACAGCTTCTACAGAACCGCCGCCATAGGAAGCACTAGCTCCGAAGCTATCGCCTAATTTTGTTAATTCTGAACTCATAAATACTCCTTTAAGCAAATCTAATAATGGCGTTTGTTGCGTCCGCCGTTGGGAAAGTTACAGTAAACGTATTTGTAGCCGTTTTATCTGATCCAAAATCTAGCACCGCAACCGCCGCTCCAGTTGTACTATTGTAAATCAAGGCGCCCCTAACCGTAAAGCTAGCGGGAGTCCAAACTGCATTTTGAAATGAAATATAAGCTACCTGCCCACTTGTAGCCGGAACAATAGGAACCAGCGTCTTGCCACCAGCCGTGTAGCCCGTACCGCTAATTTCACCACCGGTTGTGTAGGCTAAGGTTTCGTAGGATAAATTGGCAAGCGCTGTATATAAAGCTATCTTATAGACGTAAGGGGTTCCAGAAGCAAAGTTTTCCAACCCGCTTAAGCAGTTTTTTTTGAAGATGGTGCACTGACCTTGCTGGATAGACATTATGGATTAACCGGTATACGAGCCTGACCGTCCCTGTAAGCGTCACCTCTTTCGAGTCCTGTACCAAGTCTATTAAGCTGCATTAGAGCTTCGGTGTACTTTTCTTCGTAGTATTTAACTAAATCAGCTTCGCCCTTCATAAAGAGCATTGCTTCACGCATAGCGCCATACAATAAAACTGGATCGTAGTTATCACCAAGCCAGCTAGTACCGGTAGTATTGTCAACGCCTGTAATTGTGTAAACAAATCCAGACCCAGAACCACCAATGCTGGTATTTGCGCAGCTTAATTGATTACCAACTACATAGAAATTGCCACCATTTTTAATGGTTACAGAAGTTACAACCTGCCCAGAAACGACAATATCTGCAGTTGCACCGGCGCCAGAACCGCCTGTTAAAGGTACATTAAAGTAAGCCCCGTTAGTATATAAAGAGCCGCCGGTAACAGTTCCGCTTCCAGAAATAGCACCTTGGACAATAGATACTGGGTAGTAAAAATAGTGTAGCTCTACGTTATAACTAACGTCTGGGGTGGGGCCCAAAATAAAGGATAATTCGTTTGCGTTGCTATATTGTGAGCCAAACAAAGCATAATACTTAGGAGTGCCTGTATCTGTTGGTTGTGGGTATGCCTCACGGATAAAGTTAACGTCTTTATTTAAAAGATAAGAATATGTACCGTCAACGTTAATAACAGCCATAGAATAAGTAGACAAATAGTCGTCGGGTGCAGACAAATACTTATTACTAGACGTAAGCGTGCCCGTTACGTTTTTACGCAACGAGGGGATTTGAACGCTGTTATATATGCGTTCTTCCGCTTCTTTAACAAACGTAGGGATATTCGCTACAAAAAGAGCTTCTGTATTTTCTGAATAATCCTGTATTGCTTGATACAACTGTACATAATTCATTAGGGTTTACCCTTATCCCATTTTGCCGCTAGTTTTACGACCTTTAGTAGCTGCGCCATAACCACGCATTACGCCAACACCGTATGGGTTTTCTGGTTTGTAGTTACCTTTGCTAATGCCAGCTACAGAAGGATTCATCTTATCCATAACTTTAGCACCGGCAGTGTAGTCATCATACACACCAGTATTAGTAGTCTTACCAGCCATTGTGTGTGGTGCGGCATAGACCTCAGCAGGTCCTACTTCTTTGCCGCCTTTTTTCATAGAATACTTAGCCATGATTAACGACCTCTCGAAGAACCACGCTGATTCATAGCACGAGCCATGTTGCGACCCATGGTTTTTAGCGCCTTATTAGAAACACCGGCAGTTTTTGTGCCGCCCTTTTGGGTGCCTACGGTTGGACCCGAATCACCAAGATTTTTGCCTTCAGTCTTACCTTTTTTGGTAATACCATCTGCGCCTTTTTTGTATCCCATTTTCAACTCCTAAGTTGTTGTTACTGTAACTGTACCTACTTGCCCTATGGCTACCAAGTAATTCGGAGTTAAAACGGTATCAAAACCACTTGCTCCACCCACTGGGTACCATCCCCACTGAAACACCCTACTACCGCCTTCTGGATAACCGTTTGCATTTGGTGCTACTGAATTAACCTCTAATATCTGCAAACCACTTTGTCCAGAAACTTGGTAACTAGTATCCGGTCTTGGCTCCCGTACTGCTTGTGGGTCATTAACTGGATACAACCCTAATTGTAATTGAGGATGATCTGGATCCCAACACGTAGGGCATACTTTAATGTTAAAAAGTTTGGTCTTTAAAACTTGTTTCTTTAATTCCTTTAGTTTATACCGTTGCCCACACCGATCACATTCGGCAATAGAATATTTACCAGAAGCAAATCTATTTGGCATGATTAGCTATAAAAAAGAGTGCGTGGTACAAACCGTATCGGCGCCGTTTCCCTGTCCTCCGCAGCTGCAAGTCCAAACTGATCTTCGTAATCCGCCTTCAAAAACATAACTCGATCTGGAGGGACTCCTTGAATCTTAACGCTTAAGAAATAAGCCAGTCCAGCAACCAAGCAATTAATAAACCTAAAAGGTATGTCTGCAATATTTACACCGCCGCCTGCATCTTGAATACGGCGTAAGCGCCAGTACACAAACGTATAACCTCCGCCAGCATTGGGGGTGGGCCAAACATTAATACAGGGTAAGTTTTGTATGTACACAGAAGCACCCGCAGCGTGTGATGCAGCGGTAGTATTGTTTTGTCCTCTAGTGCAATTCAGAATCTGATTGCCTTCAATATTGGTATACCCAATGGTTTCCGAGTCAATTTTAACAAACCCAGTAGACCCTAAATCAGTGGTAGAGGTTAAGGTAATCGTAGTATCCGTAGCACCAATAGGATAGCCCGCTGCAACTGTTGTTGAAGCCGTAGCGTTAGTAAGCCCTGTTTGGCGGTTAAACCATACTTGAATTGGGCGTCCGTTAGTTAGCTTGTTAGGAATAGTAGAGTATGTGGACTCCGATATACGGCTAATATTAATGTCAGTTTGATTGCTGGTGCTAGCGTTGTTTTGACGGATAACATGATCCATCATGTCTATAGTATCTATAGGAACTGGATACACCGCTTGCCCCGTAACTAAAGGAATAGAGCACTCTTCCATTGTCCATAGGTTAATACCACGGTTAGCCCACTCAACCGTAAGCAAGTTCAAAGACCTTCTTGCAGTCTTTAAATCATAGCCAGAACGAAGTTGCGAGCCGCAGCGTTCAAAAGCCTCTTCTACAATTTCAGAGAGGTCTAAGTTAAACGCTACTAAGCCTGAAGTATTTGCCATATTTATAGTGTGGAAGCTGCTTTTAAGGTAACTATTTCAGCCCTTAATCGGTCAATTTCCTTGTCTCTTTCATCCAATTTACGCATCAAACTTACACTTGTGTCTGCCCATACAGCCATATCCCGTAAACGCTCTTTATGGTCTTCGATCATAGACTTGTATAGACGCTCGGATACGTCTATTTGCATCTGCATAAAATCTTTCATTTTTTAACCTTTTTAACGGCGGGTTTCTTAGCCGCAGGTTTTTTTGCTGCTGGTTTCTTAGCCGCTGGTTTTTTAACGGCGGGCTTCTTTGCTGGCTCAGAAATGGGGTATAGCTTATTACTAACACTAAAACCAACTTCAACTTTTGGCTTTAATCTTAACCAGTTAATTAACCATTCAAACATCATTTTTTAAGACCCTTTAATGTTTGTGCCAAGCGTGCACGTTGCCCCATCTTACCGGGTTTTTTAGCGGCGGCAGCTAATTTTTTAGTGGGGATAGATTCCCCTTTCTTAGCGCCAAGTGCAGAACGTAAAGCTCCGGGTTTTTTAATTGCTTTTTGTATCCACTTTTCAGCCATCATTTAACCTTTCGATATGGTTTTACTTTTTGTTTAACACTTTTAGGTTGAGCTACAAACTGTTTACCTTTTGCCTTACCAGCACGTTTAGCCCGGGTTGTTGCAGCATATTCGGCTGGACTAAGAGCCTCAATTGCCTTTTTTGGGAGGTATCTTTCACCTGTTTCAGATGATTTTTTCCCAGACTTAGTTGTCCACTTTTGCTCGCCCCAAGCTTTTAAGCTACGTTGCGGTTTAGCAAGAGCGCTCACTTATAGCCTCCCCCTGCTGCTTTGTACTTTTTAGCTACTAGCTGTGCTTTACGGGCTGACCATTGTCCTGCGCCAGTACCGTGTGTAGCCGCCGCTTTTACTTGGGAGACAATTCGTTTGCGTAAGCTGGGCTTTGTATAATTACCGGCGGCGTTAACCTTACCACCCTCTTTATACATGTCCACATCTTGCGGTTTGTCTTTCCGCTTGATGACTTTCTTACCCGGCATTTTAGATGGGTTAATATCCCCCATCCCACGAGAAGCCCGCATTAGCAGCTACCACCGCCAGCCATAGCAATCATCTTACCCTTGGTCTTGCCTTTAACAGCGCAACCATCAGCACGGGAAGAAGCTGAACCGCCTTTAGCCATCTTGTGCATACGTTGCTCATGACCTTTAACAGCCTTAGCTGCTACTTTTGTCATCATTGGTTTGTCTTTTGCAATATCTGAGTGTTTCATCATTCCACCTTTTTTAAAAGTTTTGCCTTTATCGGCAGTTACAAATTCTTTTCCCACTTTTTGTGGGATACCTACTTTTTTGGCAAACGATGGGTTTTTAGCTATCGCAGCCATAAAATTGTGTTGTTTTTTACTTGCGCTTGGCATGACTAATCCATCCTTGAACTGTTTTGGTTTCGTATATACGAATACCGGTCCAAACAATTGTAAATAAAGCGGCTACCGCAGGCAATATATCCACAAGGGCCCCCAGTACAGTTACCACTGACAGCCCGTCTAGAACATGCTTAGTGCTTTCAGTTAAATGTTCTTTCATTTTAACACTTCCATTTTCTTAAAGATTTGTTAATCCGGCTATCTGGGTCGTTAGCTGTTTTGGCTGACGTTAGCTTTTTCTTCATGCCTGACATCCGTGCACAGAATGACTTCTTGCGTGAACCACCTTCTGGCTGAGGAGCCTTTAACCCGGGTTTCCCCGGATTTGCTGCGTTGTAAGATGCACGTCCCTTCGCATTCAAGCCACCACTTGGGTTCTTGCCTTCCTTGCGTGTCCATGCGGGGGTCTTAGCCATTATGCAGCGTCCTTTTTAGACTCGATAGAACGCATGCGTGGGTATAGCCAGTCCTCTCCAAATGAGCCTTCAAACTCCTCAATGCCCATATGTCCTAGCTTAATAGTTGGGTCAATCCACACTTCAAAGCCTAACTCACGGGCACGGTCGCAGAAAAGGAAGTCTTCTCCGATGTAGCCTTCTGGGGTGGATTTAAAGTCAAAGAACGAATAGATCTCGTCGCCAACACGTTGCTCATCACGATAGAGCCACTCAGGGTGAGTTTCTTTCATCTTTAGAAATACTTCTCTACGGATTAACATAAATGCCGTAGCAGCCCGTTTAGCACGAACTAGACCCATTGCATTCATAGATACGTTGCCGTCTTCGTCATGCTCGAGGGTGGAAATAAATACTTTGCCTTTTTTACGGGCAACGGGGATACCCGCAACGATGCCTTTCTTGGGGTCAATATTCCAAGCCATAAGGCGGAAAATATCACCGGCATCAAAGTTAATATCCGAGTCGATAAACATCAAGTCTGTGCAGTCAGACTCTACAAACTCTTTAGCTATTAGGTTACGTACACGAGAAACAACAGAGCACCCAGAAATATTTGCCATCTGGATCATTACGCCATGTTGTTGTGCCTGTACACAAAAAGAGGCTAGTGAAATTGCTAGCCTCGCAGAAACCTTATAGTCATAAGTAGGAAGACCAATCATAATCTTCCTACCCGCTAAGTTAAACGAAGCTTCGTTTTGTTCCATTGTTTACCCGTAGAAAATTTGTACTGAATCTAGATTGGATATTTCTGCATATACCGATGTATTTGCTCGTATCCCTTCACCCGGAATAATAGGTGCATTACTGAAAGTATCACTAGCAGCGGCTTCATAGGTAAGAATCCACCGACCAACGGCATATACAGCCGCAGTACTTGTAATGGTACGGGAATTAATATCGGTTAGCGTAAAGGTATCTGCACCCGTTCTAGTAATGGTATATGTGCCGTCAGTAGCCGAAACGCCTGAGTTAGACAAAAAATGAATACCAATAACTGTACCTGTAGTGAGTCCGTGAGCAACTTTAGTTACTGTTACAGTATTGCCGCTTTGAGCGTATGTTACGCTTGCTGATACGGGAACACTAGAAGCATCAAATAAAGTTACATAGCCAGCAGTAGCTGTTCCAGTAAACGAAATACCTTTAACCCGTGTACCATAATTTGTAAGGTACCCGCTAGAATTTAAATGCGCCTGTTTTACATCATATTGCATACCCATAATTAATCTCCAAAAAGTTAAAGAGGGCTAGGGAAAACCCTAACCCACCAGATTAATTATTAAACGTAGTTTGGAACTGACCGCCATCAGAGTTACGGACTACATACTCGCAGATAACAGTAGCTGCACCGCCAGAAGCTGTACCAGCACACGCATAAGTAGCGGTAATGAGTACATCAGAAGTGCCTACGTTTACGAAAGTAGCGATGTTTGCATCCGTAATGGTGAAGGTCGCACGTCCTACTGACAAAGGAGTAGTAGTAGCCCCACCAACAGTACCTAAAATGGTTGATCCAGCACG